TTCTTTTCTGGGATTTTAAAGCCCTAGCGACTGGCCCAGCAGACGCTTACAAGACTCTAGGGCAAAACCTTTGTAAGAAGGAATGCCAATATGGCGAACACTACATTTAATGGTCCGGTTAGGTCTGAGAATGGTTTCGAGCAGATTTCAGTAGCTTCTGGAACAGGAACGGTCACAACTAATTTGGATGTGGACACAAGCGGTAATTTAGTTACCACTGGTTATGTCTCTGCATATGACAATGTGGTTTCTATTACAGACTCTACCTACAGCGTTGAATCAACCCAGTCTGGCGCGGTTTTCACCCTTAATCTTGCCGGAGGAATTGTAGTCACATTACCTACAGCGGTGGCAGGACTTCACTACACTTTCATTGTAGGAACCACCTTTACAGGTGCGGGGCAGATCAACACGGATAATACCAGTGATCTTTATTCTGGTTTTGCAACGATTTTCGATCCAGCTACAGCTACAGACAATAACACCTTTATCCCGGATGCCAGTGATGATGATACCATTGATCTTGGTTCAGCGGCACAGGGCTGGCTTGTTGGTGGAATTATTCGCCTGAAAGCAACTACAGCAGCGATTTGGCATTGTGAAGCATTTCTTCATGGTGATGGCAGTTTGGCTACCCCATTTGAATAATTTTGATAAGAGGAGGACTTCGGTCCTCCTTTTTAAAGGAGTGGATTATGGCAGATGCGGTTGCTTCAACTACAATAGTAGACGGGCCTCGAAAAGCAGTCTTTTATTTTACTAATACCAGTGATGGTACCGGTGAATCAGCAGTCACAAAAATAGATGTTTCAGCACTTTCTGCGCTTCAGGAAGGTACTTCCTGTACAGCCGTCCGTTTTGAAAAAATTATTTTTACTACGGTTGGAATGGGTGTCAAAATTCTCTGGGACGCAACAACAGATGTGATAGCGGCAGAACTTCCTGCGGATTATTCAGATACATTGGATTTTTCAGACATAAGCGGTTTGCCTAATTATTCCGGTAGCGGAAAAACAGGTGACGTTCAATTCACAACAGTTGGGGCAGGAAGTGGAGAAACCTATACTGTAATTATATACTGTATCAAGGAATATTAATCGTTATGGTTGATTTAGACCGCAAAAATGAACTTGATATTGTACAGGTACGGGGTGACTTAAAACTCATTGCACAGAAGGTTGATGCTCTAAAAAAGAATGATTTATACCATATTCAGAAATCCATTGATGGAATCAACCGCATTCTATGGGGGGTAGGATTCTTGATCCTTGGTCAATTGGCGGTTGGTGTAAGATCTCTTTTTATTGGGTAACAGGAGTTCATACTAATGGCTGTTTCTGGATCAAAAAACTTTGAACCCGATGTAGCGGAGTATATTGAAGAAGCCTTTGAGCGATGCGGGTTGGAGTTAAGAACCGGCTATGATGCTCTAACTGCGCGGAGATCATTAAATCTTTTATTTGCGGATTGGGCTAACAGAGGATTAAATCTCTGGACGGTAGCAGAAGTGACACAAACAGTGGCTTCGGGCATTACTGAATATCCTTTGGGAACCATTACATTAACGGTAGCAGATAGCGATAGCTTTACTATTGGTGAAACGATTACTGGAGGAAGCAGTTCTGTCACTGCTTCAGTAATAACAAAGCCCCTTTCCACTACCATGACTATAACTGTTCCTTCCGGAACTTTTACTGCATCTGAAACCATTACGGGTTCTTCCAGTTCTGCTACAACTACAGTTAGCAGCGTTCCGTCACTTAGTGATGTCCAATCTTCTGTAGATATTTTATCAGGGGTAGTGCGGCGGGACAGCACTGACATAACTATCAACAGAATCGGAAGAGACGATTATCTTCGCATACCCGATAAAACTACAACGGGAAGAACCATTCAATATTATGTGGATCGTTTGATAACGCCAGTCTACCGAATTTGGCCTTCTCCAGAAAATAGTACAGACCAAATTATCTATGACCGAATTGTTCGCATAGATGATGCAGATACCTCTGTAGATACAGTTGAAGTTCCATGGAGGTTTTATCCATGTCTTTCAGCCGGATTGGCTTATTACATAGCGATGAAAAAGGCTCCGGAGCGTGTGCAACTTCTTAAATCTATCTATGAAGAAGAATTTATGCGAGCTGCGACAGAAGACCAGGATCGTGTGTCTCTTACTCTTGTTCCCACAGCTTCTTCTCTAAGGGCAGTTGGATAATGCCTAAATATGCTTCAGAAAAATATTCCTTGGGAATCTCGGATAGGTCCGGGGTTGCCTATAAATTAAGGAACATGAAGAAAGAATGGACTGGTTTCCTGGTGGGGAATGACGAGTGGGAATCCAAGCAACCTCAATTAGATGTCCCAAAATTTATGGCTGACCCCCAAGCTTTACGCAATGCACGCCCAGATCGGACGGAACCGGCTGTTGAAGTTCTTCTTGGATTCAACTCTTTTATTTCAGGAGCCTCCGGTTCTAGTGTAATTAAAGTTTTAAGTCCGGGTCATGGTCGTTCAACTGGAGATACGGTACGCTTTAGAAGTGTAGCAGGTTTTGGCAGCGCTGCGGACGGTACAAATGGGTTCACTTCTACAGCCATAGAAGACGAGGATGGATATTCTGTTACGAAGATAGATTCTGATTTCTATAGTTTCGATGTTAGTGATAGTGGTTCTTCAGAAGTCTCTGGAGTCTCTAAAAGAGGTGGAGGTGGTTTTGCTTCCGCTGGCCCCGTAACAGTGAGTCCGTAATATGGCTTTTACATTTACAACTCTTAAAACAGCAATTCAGGATTATACAGATAATTCGGAAACTACTTTTACTAATAATCTGGCTCGATTTATTGTTAATGCGGAAGAGCGTATTTTAAAGGAATGTCAGTTAGATGACTTTCGTAAAAATGTGACTGGAAATGTAACTGGTTCTACTAAATTTCTTAGTAAACCAACTGATTTCCTGTCTCCTTACTCTTTAAGTGTCATCAACGACTCCAAGAATGAATTTTTGTTGTACAAACAAGTCACTTTTTTACAGGATTATACACCTAACCCCGCCGCTAATGAGGGAGTTCCTAAATATTATGGTGATTGGGACGAAAATAGTTTTTTACTGGCCCCTACACCAAGTTCTAATTTAACTACCGAACTACACTATTTTTATAGACCACAGTCTATTACGGAATCTAGTGATGGAACGAGTTGGCTTGGTACAAATGCTGAATTAGGTTTGCTATATGGAAGTTTGGTAGAGGCATATACCTTTATGAAAGGGGAACAAGATCTCCTGACTTTTTATAATAATAGATACTTTGAATCTCTTCAGGGTCTGAAGAATCTTGGAGAAGGAAAACAAACCCGTGATGAATATAGATATGACCGCTTACGAAGAGATGTACAGTGAGTAATAAATCTCTCAAAGACGCTTCCATAGCTCTTGTAGGATTAGGCAATTCTCAGGGTTATTTCTCCATGTCTGTTTCTAATGGCAAAGAGTATGACGAAGTCTGGGTAATAAATTCGATGATGGCTCCTCTCAAACATGATCGTGTATTTATGATGGATCCCCCATCCAGATTTTTAGACACAGAATCTGCTGGTCGTCAGACTTCAGTTCTAAGAAGGGAGTTACCCTCTCATCCCGGCCCTATCTACACTTGTGAACTAGATGCCAGGGTACCAGGAGCGGTTCTTTATCCACTAAAGGATGTCGTTAAGAAAACTGGATTATGCTATTTTAATAATACAGTGGCTTATGCAATAGCCTTTGCTGCATATAACGAGGTGTCGCATATTTATTTATACGGTGTAGATTTTTCCTATAAGAAGAATGTTTATTTTGCCGAGGCTGGTCGTGCGTGTACTGAGTTCTGGTTGGCCTATTGTGTTGCAAACGGCATAAAGATTGAGGTGGCTGCTTCTTCTTCGTTGCTGGATACAAATGTACCTCCAGAACAACGTCTTTATGGTTACCACCGTCTGGACGATCCGATGGTTATGACCGTTGAGGACGGTAATTTATTGGTTACTTTACAGTCTGAATTATCTCCTCCTGAGCCGGAAGATATTCTAAAGGGCGTTTATGATATTAATGATAATATCGTCCCTTTGCAGGAGACAGCTTAGTGTTTGGTTCAATGGCTCCAGTGTCTGCTGGAATAGTACAAGTATATACGACCCATAAACGAGGTTTTACTGTGGAAGAAATAGCAAAGATGGCCCTTGATAAAATGATATTTGTTGCGGATAACGCACCAGAACCAATTCGTGATCAGGCCAATGCTTTCAAGCTTCAGTTAGGGGATATTATGGTTCACTACCTGAAAATGGCTGTCGATCAGGACAGGGCCACGATTTGTGCTAAAATAAGAGAGGCTGGGCATGGTGACTTGGCTAATCATATAAGGAGTATTTGAGATGGCGATCACCACAGCGATGTGTACATCATTTAAGGGCGAGCTATTGTCTGCCACCCATGATTTTGACGCCTCTGGCGGAAACAGCTTTAAACTGGCTCTTTATGCTATTTCGAGTGGTGGCAAAAGTTCTACTACAGCGACCTTGGGCGCGTCTACCACAGCTTTCACTACTACAGGAGAAGTTGCGTCTAGCGGTAGTTATGTTACTGGAGGAACTGCACTAACTAATGTGAATCCCACTACTTCAGGAACTACTGGATTTACAGATTTTTCTGACCATAGCTATACAACTGCTACTATTACAGCCAGGGGTGCCTTGATTTATAACGACACAAACAGTGATAAAGCTGTATGTGCGCTTGATTTTGGCGGCAATAAGACAAGCACTGCCGGAACTTTTACCATTGCTTTTCCAGCGGCAGCGGCAAGTACGGCGATAATTAGGATTGCGTAGGAGATGACGAGTTGGCTAATGTCACAGGCTGGGGACGCAGTACCTGGGGTTCTGAAACGTGGGGATCACCTGTCCCTGTTGACGTTACCGGCGTTGCGGGTACCGGCGCGGTTGGTACGGCAACTGTTGTTCCGGGTGTCGCAGTTACAGTTACGGGTGTCGCGGGTACGGGCGGTGTCGGTTCAGTCACAGTTACAGGCACAGGTACAGTTACAGTTACCGGCGTTGCGGGTACCGGTGCCATTGGCTCTGTCACGGTTACTCCCAGTATCACAACCACAGTTACGGGTGTCGCGGGTACAGGAGGTGTCGGAACGGTTACGCCTACGGCTGGCGCAAGCGTTACCCCAACGGGCATTGCTGGCACGGGCGCACTTGGCTCTGTTACGATTACTGGTACGGCAAACGTTACTCTTTCAGGCGTTTCTGCAACAGGAAGTTTGGGGTCTGTTACAATCACGGGGACAGCCAGTGTTACCCCGACAGGAGTTGAAGGTACGGCTGAAACCAGCGGTACTCAGGTATGGGGAATTATTGATGCCTCACAAACTCCTAGCTGGTCTGCGGTCAGTACGACACAAACCCCTAACTGGACGAAAATAGCAGCATAGGAATAACATTATGGCTTCATCATTTACGACAAACTTTGGCTTTGAAGAAATGGCTACGGGTGAACAGTCCGGCACCTGGGGTACCACTACCAATTTCAATTTTGATATCCTTGACCGCATTGCTTCGTACAAGGCAGT